CAGGTGTGGGCCACACGGTCACAGCTGGAAGTTGCGGCACAAACACCGCCGTGCCATCTGCTTGTGCAGCAGCAGTCGTATTGTTCTGGCCACGGAATACACCGCCCAGCGTATTGCCGGATACATATGTGTAGTAAATATCTTCTGTACCCAGACGAATAAACCCAGCGCCGGCTAATCCAACCACCGTGTTAAGTGTGATCGTGGTGGCCGTTGAGGTGATCGCGCCATCAAGCACAGCATTTGTAGGATTTGTCTCACCAGATAACCGCTGGATCCATACCTGAATCGGTCGCGCCTGTTGTAACTTGTTTGGTATCGTTGCATAGGTAGAAACGCTAATGCGTGTAATAGTCAAATCAGCCTGGGTGGATGCGGTGTTTGATCCCGTTCGTATTACATGTTCTAACAAATCAATCGTATCTGTTGGTAAAGCATATGTAGCTAGACCAGGCGTCAAGTTAATGATGCCCTGCTCCATGGTCCACATGTTGATGCCTTTGGACTGCCACTCAATGGTCATCAAGTTCATAGACCTGCGTGCTGTACGCAAGTCATAACCAGAACGCATCTCCCGGCCCGCGCGCTCCCACGCCTCTTCAGCAATTTCCGTGAAGTCCATGTTGAAGAGCGTGGTGCCGGTAGTTGTCATGGATTACTTCTTTGCTGTCTTTGCAGAATCAATGAAAGCTTGGGCCGTAGGCGCGCCCTTTTGGCCTGGCTTGCGCATTTTCTCACCGCGAGCACGTTTAGCGTGAATGTTGGCATACAAGCCAACACCGCCGCCTTTGGCATATTGCGTAAAGTCTGTATCGTCCCGGCGCGCTTTCGTGTCACCCTTGGGCATTTTGCTGGGCATTATGGCTCCCATACCACGGCAGGCTAACATATCAGCACTTCCCGCCGCCGTACATGGTGATCATTGAGCCCTTTGTTTTACCCTTGGTAGCACAACCATCAGCACGTTTAGAAGCGGAGCCAACAGAACCACCTGATTTGTAACCCATGGATTTAATCTTTGCGCGGTCTCTGGCATCCTTAGCATCACGTTTAGATTCTTCTACAGCATCAAAGTTCGCGGGCTTGGCAACGCCACGAGACTCACGCTTCATTTCGGCAGCCGCTTCACGATCAACTTTACCTTGCTTGGCTTTATCAAGCACCATTTTAGTTGCGCCCACCATTCCAGCAGCGCCCGCAAGGCCGCCAAGTGGAACAGCGGCTTCGGCTAATTTTCCGCCTATACCGCCACCACGGTTTTCATCATATTCGTTTACGCTGCGTTTCATGGTAACTCCTTAGCAGGGCATGCCGCCCATGTTCATCTTAATCATCTTGCCTTTGGTCTTGCCTTTAGTAGCAATACCATCACGACTAGAAGAAGTTTTGACTGAACCCATCTTAGAAGCAGCCATACCGCCAGCCTTTAAGCCTTTGTGGGCCTTAGAAGCGGGCATCGCAGCGTGCTTACCCACCGCCTTGTTAATCATGGACTTGTCCATTTCTACGTCTGAATGTTTCATATCGCCACCTTTAGAAAATTTACGGCCTTTGTCAGCCTGATTAAACTCTTTACCCACAGACTGTGGGACGCCTGCTTTCTTAGCAAACGCTGGGTTGTGAGCCACCGCTGCCATGAAATTATGTTGCTTCTTGCTTACGCTTGGCATTATCGGCCACCTCGGTTAAGAAATCCACCATTACGGTAACCATCTTGTGAAAAAATAGATTTGATTCCTTCGTTGCTTGTTTCGGGTGCGTAATAAGCAGCAAACGCGGAGCCAATGATGTCTTCACTGATACCCATTCCTAATAACTGATCCCGTAAATTGCTTACCGATTCTGCTCCACCAAGCGCACTATATGCACGGCTATAGTCTGGCATTGCAGGAGTTGCTGTAGCCGGTACGTTCATGCCAAGATCAGGGTCGTATGTAGACCCAACAGGGGCCGAGCTTAAAATGTCTGTAGCTGGAACTACTGTGCCCGTATTCACATCAAACGTGTAACCTACCGGAGCTAAGCTTTCTGTAATTGGCGTGTTAGCTCCAATACTAGCATCGTATACGGAACCAGCTGGCGCCAAACTTTCTGTACCTGGTAAGTTCAGACCACCGCTTCCGCCAACATTAGACGTGGAATTTAATACATCAATCATATCTGTGTAAGATAAATTACTGCCTCTTGGCATAAAATCACCACCAGCACCACCAGAATCTTTTTGATCAACAATCGTTATTTCACCTAAATCATTCGTATCATTTTGAAGACCAGGTTGAGAATTGCTGAGACTATTCATAAAATTGTACTCATCATCTGCGCGCAATGAATCGTATTCTTCTAATGGCCCAACATATTGGGAATCTACTGGGGTAATAGTTCCGTAGTCAGCATCGCGCAGATAATTTTCAAACCGATCCGCAGACCCCGGCGCATTTACTTGCGCACTAAGCTCCGCCATCTGTTGATCGTACTCTTCTTGGGTTATACCTTTTGGCCCGTTATCGTAGGCTCTGCGGGAAGCCTGCTCTATCGTGTTTTGTGCGCGAGATAAATCGCTATCAACATCAAGCTTTTCTGTCAGGTAGTTAATTAGCTTGTTACCGTAGTACGTTTGTGGGCTTAAAACCTTGAGTATATCGTCCTGCTCTTTATAAGTAGGTCGTGTATAGGCGTACTCACGCCCAAGTAAACTAGCAAGTCCAAGTAAAGGCGCCGCCATAATTAGTCACCCTTTTTGAATAAGCTGGTCAATTTTTGCTTCAAGCTTATTAAAACGTTGGTCAATGTGGTTCGAAATGCGGTCAATTTCTGCTTGAGTAACGTTATCACGGGCAACCTCCTCGCGTGTTTTGTTCAACAGGATTGTGACACGAGCCAGCTCCCTGAACTTTTCATTCATCATATAGCCTAGCAATCCAATCACTAAGGATAGGACAGCAGACCAAGCGGTGTTTAGATCTAACAATTCCAAGCCCTCAATGCTTTATTGATCCGTGAATCCGGATCGTTGGCTGTCTTTGCACTCGTTAGCTTCTTTTTCATCCCGCCCATCCTCGCACAGAAAGAGTCGCGCCGGGAGCCGCCTTCTGGCTGGGGAGCCTTCAAGTTCATACCTTGCGCTTTCGCGGAGGCCCGACCCTTGGCGTTCAAGCCGCCCTTCTCGGACTTGCCTTCTTTCCTCTGCCATGCTGGACTCTTAGCCATAGAACACCGTAATATGCGTATTGGCCCCTAAGAAAAGTCGTATGCCGTAATGGGCAAGAATACCTTCTCCGGGAATATTTACGTTATATGCAGTTTGATTTGACGCATCTAATTGCAGTAGTACGTCATTGTATACAGTGACATTTCCGCTAGCTGCACCAGAATTGGCAACAGTAACAGTAAACGTATTTGCAGTAGCCGCTGTTTGAACTTGATATGGGTTGTCTGTTAAATCCCAATCCAAATAAACCCAATCACCCGCTTTTAGACCGTGATTGATGGCAGTAATTGTTGCTGTTGTAGTGGCTCTTGCGTAAGTCCCGCTAATACTAATGTTGTCAACCAAAACAGTGTACTCAGTAGCACCAGTAAAAGGAAAAACAACCGCTCCCTTTAAACGAGTTCGGTATGGAACCATCAAGCCGGAAACCCCGCCATGCTGTGATTTAACGTCATATTGCATTGACATAATCAATCTCCTTTAAAAAAGGGGCCGAAGCCCCTTGGGTTGATTAGGAATCTGCAAATGGTGTAGCAACAGTGCCGGAACCAATAACGTTTCCAGTCACCATGTACTTGTCAGCAGCAACTGCAACAATTTGGATCCATGTGCCAGCAACGCCACCGGTAGTTGTACCGTTCAAGTTGATGAAGTCATTGGAAGAACCGTTGGCAGAAAAGCCCACAACTGCGCCAGATGTATCTGAATCAATAGAGATCACAGCGCCAACGTACAAGTCGCTAGAACCAGAAGTTGTACCAATCTTCAAAGAGCTTGTAGAGATGGTAGTAGGAACCCAGATCGTGTAAACAACGCCTTCGTTGTTGGCGGTGCTTGGGTCTTGACCGGGGCCAGATGTAACAGAGTTTGCTGATACGTTGATTGCTGGCAAAGTCAAAGTGACTGCCGCTGCCAAAGAACCACCGACAGCGATGATACGACCGCCGTGAGCTTCTGGGCTTAATGTGGTGCTTGTTGTAATGTCAACAACAGTCGCTGGGCCTTGTTGATAAATGCCGCCCAATGAACGAACTGGGCCTTGAAACGTAGTACGTGCCATGATGTATTCCTTACATGCAAGTTGTGGTGTTCTGTCTGCATGTCGTCAG